GCTCAGCTCATGCGGCCGCGAAATTGGCCGGGGGGAGTATGCAGAGGTGAAGGGTCGCAAACCGAAGCCCACGGCGGTCAAAAAGCTGGCCGGGAATCCCGGACACAGGCCGCTGAACACTGCTGAGCCTATGCCACCCGTGCCTGAGTCTGTGCCGTACGTGCCGCGGCACCTGAATGACGATGCGAAGAAGGAATGGCGGCGCATCGTAGGGATGCTGATGGCGGCGGGGTTGTACACGGAGTTCGATCGGGCGGCGCTGGCCACGTATTGTCAGGCGTGGGGTCGCTGGGTGGTCGCTGAGAAGGCGCTTTCTGAGCAGGGAGAGATCATTACGACGAGCACGGGGTACGTGTCGCAGAACCCGTGGCGCTATGAGGCGAACAAGGCAGCGGATCTGATGCGGCGGATGATGACGGAGTTCGGGATGACACCCAGCTCCCGGTCGCGGTTCAATCTACCCGGTGAGCAGGAGGGGCCCAGCCTGGCGGATCAATTGTTTGCGATGGTGAATGCTACTGCAGAGGATAACGAAGCCGATGGCGATTAGCTACACGGCAGAACGGTACGTCGATGACGTGCTGAGCGGGCGCACGGTGGCGTGCAAGTGGGCGCGGCTGGCGTGTGAGCGACATCGCCGCGATCTGGAGACGTGTGAGGATCGCGGGCTGTGGTTTGATGAGCGCGCCGGCCAGATGGTGATCGCGTTTTTCTCTCTGCTGAAGCATAGCAAGGGCGAGTGGGCCGGTAGGCCCGTGATCTTGGAGCCGTGGCAGCAGTTCGTGATGTGGAATGTGTTTGGTTGGAAGCGCATGGATGGGACACGACGGTTCAGAACGTCGATTATGGAGATCGCGCGGAAGAACGGTAAAACGACGATGGCAGCCGGCGTGGGGTTGTATTTGCTGGTGGCCGACGGGGAGCCGGGCGCAGAGATCTATAGCGCAGCAACGAAGCGGGATCAGGCACGACTGAGCCACAGCGAGGCGACGCGGATGGCGAAGGCGTCCCCAGGGATCAGGCGCGAGGTGCGGATCTTCAAGGACAACATTCACATTCCGGATACGGCGTCGAAGTTCGAGCCGCTGGGCGCGGACGCAGACACGATGGACGGGTTGAATGTGCACGGGGCGCTGATTGATGAGATCCACGCGCACAAGAGCCGCGACACGTGGGATCTATTGGAGACGGCGACCGGGGCACGCCGGCAGCCGCTGATGTTCGGGATCTCGACGAGCGGGTTCGACCGGCAGTCGCTGTTTTTCTCGCAGCACGAGTATACGGAGAAGGTCTTGCAGGGGGTCGTGCAGGATGATTCGTGGTTCGGGATCATCTTCACGATCGACGACGGTGACGACTGGGCAGATGAGTCCGTCTGGATCAAGGCGAATCCGAACTTGGGCGTGTGCAAGAAGCTGGACGATATGCAGCGCAAGGCACTCCGCGCGAAGGAGATGCCGGCAGCGCTGAACGCGTTCCAGCGGCTGGAATTGGATATTTGGACGCACTCGGAGACGAAGTGGATCAATCTGGACCACTGGACGGCGTGCGGAACGGCGGTCGACGAGCTGGGGCTACGCGGGCGGACGTGTTACGGCGGGTTGGACTTATCGAGCACGACGGATGTGACGGCGTTTGTGGTGGTGTTCCCTCCGCAGGCTGAGGGGGATGCCTACCAGGTGCTGTGCCGGTTTTTTATTCCTGAAGATTCGATGCGCGAGCGGGTGCGGCGGGATCGGGTGCCGTATGACGTGTGGGTGCGGCAGGGGTTTATCACGGCGACGCCGGGGAACGTGGTGGATTATGATTTTGTGCTCAGCCAGGTGGGCGAGGACCGTGAGACGTTCGACCTGCAACAGATGGCGTTCGACCGGTGGGGCGCGGCGCATATCCAGTCGCAGTTGATGGAGATGGGCGGTGATGAGTTTATGGTGCAGTTTGGGCAGGGGTTCCAGTCGATGAGCCCGCCGATGAAGGAGTTGGAGAAGTTGATCCTGGGGCACACGTTGGCCCACGGCAACAATCCGGTGCTGACGTGGATGGCGGATAACCTGGTGGCTCGTGAGGATCCCGCAGGCAATATTAAGCCGGATAAGGAAAAGTCGATCGAGCGCATCGACGGGATGGTGGCGTTGATCATGGCGTTGGATCGGGCGACGCGGCACGAGCCGCAGAAGCAAAGCATTTATGAGACGAGGGGACTCGAGGCGGCATGACACTATGGCAACGGCTATTTCAGCGGTACCCTACCCTACGGCGGGTGATTGTGAACACGAAGACGGACCGGGCGTTTCGCGGGGTGCTGTGGCGCAAGTGCGCGGGATATGTAGTGTTGAGGAATGCGGAGCTGTTGAAGCCCCGCGGCGAGACTGCTGCTATCGACGGCGAGGTCGTGATCGAGCGAGCGAACGTCGATTTCATGCAGGTATTGGTCTAGGAGCTGAGTATGCCGGTAATTCAAAGCGTTGGTGTACTGGCTGATCTTGAGCCGGGGTGGTATCCGTCGGGGATCTACTCCGGGGTGCGGATGTATGACCAGTACAGCTATGACTATGCCACGCTGTACCGGCAGCAGCCGAATGTGCGGACGTGCGTTGATTTCCTGGCCAGGAATATCGCGCAGCTGGGGTTGCACGTGTTCCGCAGGGTGAGCGAGACGGACCGGGTGCGGCTGCGGGATCATCCGCTGGCGCAGGTGCTGGGTATGCCGATGCCGGCACAGTTCAAGGTGACGCGGTACCGGCTCATCGAAAGCCTGGTCGCGGATATGGGGATCTACTTCAATGCGTATTGGCTGAAGGTCCCGATCGGTGACAATCTGGCGCTGATGCGGGTCCCACCACCCTATGTCGAGGTCAAGGGCGGGCTGATGCCGACGCAGTATGTGGTGACGATCGGCACGCGGCGGCTGGAGTATGCGCCGGAGCAAATGGTGCACTTCCGCGGGTATAACGCGGAGAGCGCGACGACGGGGTTGTCGCCGTTAGAGACGCTGCGGCGGGTGTTGGCTGAGGAGCACGCGATGGGCGACTATCGCGAGCACTTCTGGCAGAACGCGGCCCGCCAGGCGGGGATCATCGAGCGTCCTCCGGGCGCTCCGGAGTGGAGCGACAATGCACGGGCACGGTTCAAGGCTGAGTTTGAGGCGCTGTACTCGGGCGGGGATAACTCGGGCAAGACGGCGATCCTCGAAGAGGGCATGACGTGGAAGGAAGGGACGTTTAACGCGCAGGAGTCCGAGTACCTGGGTGGGCGGAAGCTCACGCGGGAGGAGTGCGCGCGGGCGTATCACATCCCGCTGCCGATGGTGGGGATCCTGGATCACGCGACTTTCTCCAACATCAAGGAGCAGCACAAGAACCTGTACCAGGACAGCCTGGGGCCGTGGCTGGCGATGTTTGAGCAGGATATCGAGCTGCAGTTGCTGCCGGATTTTGAGGACACCCAGGGTGTGTATGTGGAGTTCAATATCGCGGAGAAGCTGCAGGGGAGCTTTGAGGAGCAGACTGCGGCGATGCAGGGGGCGGTCGGTCGACCGTGGATGACGGCGAATGAGGCGCGGGCACGGTTCAATATGCCGAGCTTGGATGGGGATGCGGATGAGCTGGTGACGCCGCTCAACGTTCTTGTTGGGGGGCAGGCGAGTCCGTTGGACTCAAGTCCAAAGTCAAAAGTCAAAAGTCTTGAGTCTTCAGAGGGTCACGATTCACAATTCACAATTCACAAGAGTGAGGCGGTGGTGGTGGACCCGACGCAACCTGGGTTACGGCGGCGGTATCAGGAGAAGTGGGCACGGCTGATGGTGCGGACGTTTGAGCGGCAGCGCGCGGCTGTGGTAGGAAGAATGAAAGAATCGGCGAATGGGAGAATGGGATCGAAGGAGATCCCGGATATTGCGGTGTTGTGGGACAGCGAGCGGTGGAACACGGAGTTAGCCGGGGATTTTCTGAAACTGGGGCTGGCGACGGCGGCAGCCTGGGCGCAGTTTGTGGCCGGGCAGTTGGATGTTGAGTTCGATGACGAGCAGATGCTGCCATGGCTGCAGGAGAATGCGCGCATCGGGGCCGAGTATGTGAATGCGACGACGCTGGCAGAGGTCGAGACGGCGCTGTTGCAGGATGAGCCGGAAAGCGCGCTGGCCAGTGTGTTTGAGCTGGCGATGGCCGGCCGGGCGACGCAGATCGCGGTCTCGCGGGTGACGGCGCTGGCGAATTTTGGGAGCCAGGACGCGGCCAGATCCGGGGGGCTGAGAACAAAGACGTGGCAGGTAAACAGCAGTAATCCGCGGCCCTCGCACGCGGCGCTGAATGGCGTGAGTGTTGGGATTCGGGAGACGTTCCCCAATGGACTGCGCTGGCCGGGAGATCCGCGGGGGAGTGC